TTCTGACTCCCTTGCACCAAAGCAGTAGCAAATGGGTTGTAAGCATTAGCAGCCGCATTAGACCCTGCCGCTGCCATACCACCACCATATATAGCATTTGCCGCGCTAGGACTCATTCCTTTAGCGCCAATATTGATGCCGGTATTAAGGGTTTGTTCTCCCAATGACTCCAGTCCCGTAGCGCCTTGTAGGTACGCTTGGTACGGACTCAAAGCACCCACCTGGCCTTGATAGCCTTGAGTAATCAAGTTTCCACCAGTGCCGAGCAAACCAGCGCCAAAGAGTGCGCGTTGCTGGCCTGCTTGATCTGCCTGCGCTGCCAGTGCAGCATCCTGCTGCGCCATTGCGTTGTAATACGCCTCCATCTCTGGAGTGGTAGCACCAAGGCCAGCCGCACCGCTAGGACGCGCACCAGTTGCGCCAACACTCAAACCGCCACGGCCTTGCTGGAACAAAGTATTCTGCAACTGCGCCATTGAACGCTCTCGGCTCGGAGCAAGCAAATCTTGCTGTGATGCCATGTATTGTTGCGCGGCCTGCTGTGGCGATTGAGCCAGGTACTGCTGACCAAGATTAAATAGACCTTGGCCTCCCTGCATCAATGGCGCAAACTGCTGTTGCGCTCCCTCTGCCTGCGTTAGCCCTTGACCAGCCAACCCCATTAAACGATTTTGCATCGCCAGCGTTTCTGGCGACAAGGTGTATCCAGCCCCGCTAACACGCCCATCTGGGCCTATGGTGAACTGTGACGATCCAAACCTATTCGTTACACCAACAGGCCGAAAACGGGCTTCTTCAACTGCTAATCTGCCAGTTTCTCGCAGTGCATCGGCCTGCGTATTAGCAGCACTTTTACTTGATTCACCCTGTAGATACCCACCCAATAAACTAGCACCAGCAGCAATCCAAGGCATATTATTCCCCTTTAATCAAAACTTCATCTATCTTTGACGGGTCTTTTTCGTCAGTATGATGAATGCAATACCAAACAACATCGGTTATGGCTTTGATGCCATGATTCTCGCCAGCGACAATATTCAAACAGGCAGGCGCATCAATAATCTGTATGTCCCCATCCTTAACAAAAACCACTTTCCCTTTAGCAAGAATTCCAAAGTGGGAATACTCATGCTTGTGCTGCATTAACATCTGACCAGAAGGAATGTGAGTTTCCTTTGCGTACAACCCATCGCTAAAGTGATGCGTAATCATTTTATACATCTAAACATATTTATGTTTTGATGATGAAATAAATGCCGAGATATGGCGAAATAGTTGTCGCTGCTGTACCAGAACCAACGGAAGCGTTAGTTATAGTTATTCCAGTAAAAGCAGGGCTAGTGCTAGTACTTTGAGTTACATTACCACTTGTATATTGTTGAGTGCCACTGCCACCCAACCCACCTGTCATCGCATGAGAGTGACCATTGTCTGTAAGAGTATTAGCATGGGTATGTGCTGGAAGGTTAGCAATTTGAAGAGTTGTTGTAGCTGACCCTCCAGTGTCTGCTGCCGAATAAGTAGTCCCTGCTCCAATAGGCATCCGATTACGGAAATCAGGCAAATTGAAGGTTGTTGACCCGTCACCAGAGCCAAAGGTTGTACTGTATATAGCAAATAATGCGGCATAGGTAGTCCGTGAAACGGCAGTACCATTACAAAGTAAGTATCCACTAGGGGCAGTAGCTGTCCCCCACATCTTTATCTCACCAGTTAATATAGCGCCTTGCACAAAGGCAGTGGTTGCTAATAACGTACTGCTAGTTCCATAACTTTGCGTGACTCCAGTAGTCCCAGTGGGAAGTGATGGAGTACCCGTAAACGTAGGACTCGCTAAGTCTGCCTTGGTTGCTACCGCGATAGCGATATTGGCAAACTCCGTATTGATCTCCGTACCCTTGACAATCTTCAGAGGATCGCCAGACGTAAGCGCATCCTTAGTGGCGAAATTCGTACTTTGTGTGTAATTTGTCATGTTTGCTTTCCATCCTTGAATTGTATTTCTATCCTCTGAATTGACAACGGAGAACCATTTATAGTTGATTCGTATCCAGTTTGGACAATTTTACCCGCGCCACTGGCTTGCGTGACTAGAGTTTGCAAAGCAACACCATCAGAATAGTTAGATACTACGGTGGGATGTATGTGTTGCATAGTGTGAGTTCCAGAACCAGAACTGCTTGTGTTTATTGCCGTTCCAGGTGAAGGAGTTAGAGACAAATTACAAGTGTTAGTAGATGCGTTGATAATATAGTAAGTGGTTAAAACACTAAATCCTGATGGCAGTGTTCCAGTTGTTGTAAGAGTAACTGTATTGTTGTTTACAAACTCAGACAAATCAACAGAAGTAATTACTGATGGGCTTGCATTAGTAATTGTTACCACTTGACCATCTGGATTGTCGTACTCAGCAATTCCGTATTCACTAACGCTTTGCGTTGGAATTGCGACATTGCTAGACAAATAGTTTGCCGTGAAATCAAAGGCCCACTTCATAGTGACAAACTGGTTAGACCCACCAATCACCACAGTCTTTAACTTCTTCAAAACAGAAGTGGCATTTTGAGCGCCTAAGTCAGAATGATTGGTGTAGTACATCAATCGGTAGGTTGAGGTGTAGTCCTGATAGTTCTCGTACTTACCCAAATAACCGTTCTTACCTATAACCAGGTCACCATTGCGCCGATATAGCAATGCGGTAGGTTCAATTGAATCCCAGACAGTTACCCTAAACGATCCATCCTGCAACTGCACTCGCGTATCAAAGCAATAGACTTGCTTGGTGGATGGCAGGGTAAGCAAGTAGAACGCTTCCTTCTCGGAATAGACTGATTTGACGTTAGCAAGTGTTTCGCTTGCAAGTGATGCCATCAAGTCATTGCGGACATTTTTGGATAGATCACCTAGTGGTGCTGACTTCTCAATGATGGTCCTGGCAAACGATCTAACGCCAGAATTAGACAGGAAAAGGATATCCTTGCCCGTGCTCTGGATAGTGTCCCTAGCGGTGCAGCCGATACCGCCAACAGCGTCAGTCAGTGACATTGTTGATGGTGTTGTTGCATTCGCGTACACCAAGATTTGACGTTTACCAAAGATGATTAACGAACCGTTGTGCGTTGCCAGGCCGGTGATCTCATCGGCTCCATTAGTCCAAACCCTGTCCACGTTCAAGGAGCCAGATGTTCCCGTTGACCATACATGACCAGACAACAGATCAGAAAAATAGACTGTGCTCTTTATGGATGCCGTATTAGCAACCCACAAACGTCCAAACGCTGAAATAGCGATATTGGCGCTAGGGACGGTAGCAACGTAACCAGTTTTCTCACTTACGCGCCTAAATGTCGTTGTGCTCACTGCTGGGTCATAGATCAATGGATCGTATCCCGTCTGGAAGAAGTAAGTGATGCCGTTAAGGGAGGCGCATGACCAATTGTTAGCGGTAATCGTAGGCGCAGTGCCTCCACCGCCATACGTTAACTCGGTAACCGTGTTGGTGCTGCTTAACTTGAATAACTTGTTGTTGCCGGAGAATAGAACAGTGATGGTTCCATCAGGTTGCACTAACTCATGGACAACTCCAACATCGTTAGCGCCAAGGTTCCCTGATGCTGCATTGATCCTAGACCATCCATTTCTTGCGCCAATGCGTCCGTACTGGTCAATGATGCAGTTAGTGGCAACCAAAGCAAACCCGCTAGACAAGTCCAGTGGAGAGTCTTGCGTGTTCAGCCCGTAGAAGCCTGGCGCTTGAACACTCGCAGTTTGCAATGCTTGGCTCATATCGCAACGAACTCCTGATTTTCGGGGTATCGAGTACCCTCTAGGGCAATGTAGTCAGACAGCATCGACTTGTAGAGTTGGTATGCCTCAGAGGACGATAGACCGCCATCCTCACCACGCTCAACCAATGCCCTGGCGTATGCGTTCTGTGCTACTAGGAAATCAGGAACCTTAATTGATGTTGCGTCAGATGACAATGTTGCCTGCGGAATGGTCAGGGAGAAGATAACTGTGTATACGCCATCAGGACGCGAATACAGGCTTACCTTAGTGTCTCCGTTAGAGTCGACACCATCAAATGCATAGTATTCTGGAATTCCAGTTGCAACTGGTACAAGGTTTTGAAATCGGTTCATCTGCACAAAACTGATGTTTTGCATTCCCACGTTTGACGTAGTATTGATGGCATCCATAACTTGGAACTTCTGACCAGCACCAGTAAGGCTGTAGCTGTAGGTATTTCCTACCGTTGTCAAAGTAATATTCTGTCCCAATACGTTCCAGCTAAACGCATCCTCAACCTGACGTTTTGCGTCATTGACAAACTTTCCAATCAAGGTTGAATAGGTAGTCTCGTTGTTGCTGGCTACGGTGGTTTCACGCAGCCGAATCAACACATCGTTAATCAGTTCGAGGTAGGTCATGATCGTGTTAATCCTTCTTCTTCAATGGTAACTACTACCGAAAAGGTAGATGCCGCCTCAGATTGTGCTTTAAGTACGTCACCTTCTTCCATCACAAAATATGATGTACCACCCCAATCTTGTGTGGTTTTGGTAGTTAAAGCGGTTTCAAATACAAGAGAATATGTGACAGACGCAGAGGTATCTGTCCAACTGAAAGAAATATGTTTTTGCGAACCTGTATTGACCGCCCGTAGCAATACCACCCTTGCGTAGTACCCCGTAGGTACTGTGTAGAGGGTTGTCAGCGTGTTTGCTGTGAGGTTTGCGCCAACCGATAATGCTCTCATTTTGCCTTCGCCTTATTTCGTTCTGAAATAGACTTGGCTTTTACCTTTGCGTCAGCTTTTGAGGATGCACCCCAGGCTTTCAGCGAAAGAAGCAGTCTTGTCGGTTCACCTTTCTTGTCGTACTCAGGGCCATCATTGCCAGCCATACGCGCCAAGAAACTTGCTCTACGGGGATTATCTCCCGACTTAACTGGTGCTTTTAAATCGCCACCAGTAGAGGCATTATAGGATGCCCTCCCCTTGGCATTCAATCCACCTTTGGGATTTTTACCCTCGGATCGTTGCCAAGCAGGAGTTTTCATCTACTTTGCCTTTTTGGGTTTCTTTGCAGTCTTTGCGGCTTGTTTGAAGTCGGCAGCAGTAGGCGCGGCCTTAGACCCCACCTTATTCATCTTCTCACCAGAGCCAGCCTTAATACGGGCTTGTTTGGCATTGATGTTGGCATAGAGTCCAGACTTCATTTCTTTTTCACCTTGGCCTGTGACAGTGCAATAGCTACCGCCTGTTTTGGATTTTTAACTATAGGGCCACCTTTGCCAGAATGTAAGCCACCGGCTTTGTACTCACGCATGACCTTGCTAATTTTCTTTTCGGCTTTAGTTTTCATTACTTGCCTCGCTTGGCTTTCTTTGCCATATTGGTGGCTGTGCGCTCACCTCTAACCGGCGCGTTCTTTGGCTTGCTAACTGCAACCATGATAGTCATGGGCATAGCTTTTTCCTTCATTGCTTTAGGCATCTTTGAATTGCCCATTTTTGGCGCTTTCCCGTACATAATTTAATCCTTAGTGATAGGCCCACCAGATTTCCACGCATCACAAGTGCGGGCCGCTGCACAAGTGAATTGAAATAGATCACAGTATCCCAGATTTGCAGCCTCAATAAACTGCTGGTCATAGGACAACTCTCCCTTACCCTCATCCTTTTCCAGCCCATCAGATATGCACTGCATCATCTTTGGTGTCTGGATAAACGCTGCACAGTTACCACAGCGCATTGACTTGATAGCGGATGTTGGAGCGTTGTACATCTTGGCCTTTTTTAGCCAAAATGCCTCGTTAGGCTCGTCAGGGTTTGGTGGCCCATAACCGTAATCTGCAAACGCATGGTTTCGGTTCTTTAGATTAACCGAAATATCCTGCGTAGCAATAGGGCATACGACACCAGATAAAAGACCTTCTTTCATGCCGCCATCCTAGCTTTTGGTGGCCTGCCCATACGCTTAACTTGAACTGGTGCAGTCATTGGAAGCACCTTACTTTTATCCTCAACCTTTACATCTTCACCCTTATCATCAACCAGTACATAACCACTATGACCACGCATAGAGTCAATATCGTGCTGGTAGGTAAAGTTAACGGTATTACCGCTTTGTAAACATCTAAAAGTTGCCATACTATAACTCCAAAAAAAGAGGGGTTATTAGCCCCTCTTTAATTACACCGAGCGACAAATAGTCAAATTCAATGTAGTTGATGCCAAGTTAATAGAACTAGCAGTTGGATTGTAGGTAACAATCGTCACTACATCTGCGGCAGAAACATAAGCACGGCGAACTAACCCAGCCTCACTTACGCCAATTGCCATACCAATAACTTGGTCACCCAAAGCCACGCCTGGAACAGCTACTGTATCAGTAGCGGTTGCAGTAGTTGCTACGCTTGCGCTATCAAGCGTACAGCTAACGTCCCAAGTATCAGAAAAAAGTCCACGGAATTGATCGTTTCCACGGCGGGAAACGACAGCGGTTGCAGCAGCCATATTGAATACTCCTAAAAGTTAAAGGCCCCCCCCTCGTTAGAGGGAGGGAATGCTATTAGGCCGGTACTGCCAAGGCAAAAGCAGCAGAAGCGTTAGACGCTGTGCTGGTTGCCGAGGTACGCAGTGCCTTAACGCCATAGATGGTGTCAGCGGTGAATAACGTGCCAAGGTACTCTTGCTTGTACTGGGTCTGCGAACGGATGCCGGTCTGCTCAATCAGAACCATCGCATCACGGTGGCCCATCAAGCAAATACGGTCAGTAGTACTAGAACCAGCACCAGTATCAGCCTGGGAAGTGGCAAATACTGCCATGCCGTACAGTTGACCGATTTCACCGTTGCGGATAGCGTCACCGTTACCAATAAACGCTTGCTCGGTGTAACGAGCCAGACCCATCAACGTATTGCGGCTGGAAGGAGGAATCAGGAAGAAACGTCCGTCCATAGCAATGTCGTTGTCATCCAAACGCTGAATAGTACGGCGAATGGCTGCATCGGTCAGCGAGGCTGCATTGGAACTGGAACTGTTGTAAGCAGTAGTACCATCAGAGCCAACAAACGCTTTAGTGCTGGCGGCAGCAGTTGCGTAGTCATCAGTACCAATAGTTGCTCCATTGAACGCACGGCCCAATTGAACCAGGTCAGTGTCAATGCGCTTTGCCAAGGCATAACCAGCATCTTCCGTGTAGAAAGAACGCAGGCTAGTCAGGGCTTGCACCTCAACGATGTCCTCAATCAAACGGCTGTATTCATAGTGCTTGTTAATGAGCACTTGAATATTGGTGTCGCTCTCTGCAATCAGAGTAACGGCATCGGTTGCAGCCTTGACAGAAGCACTACCACGGGCAGGGCTAGGGATATTAACGGTATCGCCTTTTTTGCCTTTGAAGGACATTTTCTTAACCAAATTAGCCAAGACCAGGTTCTTCTTATAGGCAGCAACAATTTCATCACTCCAAATTTCTGGAATGAAGTTAGCCGCTGACGTTACGGTTACCGAATTGGTGGGGGAAAAAGCAGTGTTTGCCATATTAAAACTCCAAAATTAAATTATCGTACACGACCATCAGCGTATGCCTGCATGATTTCATCACTCAGTATTTCATATCGCTGTGGATCAGTCATTTTCAGTCGAATAAGATCAGCCCTTCGATAGACTCGCTTGGAACTCTCTCCAGAACCACCAACATCAACTTGCGCCGCTTTCATGCTCTTAGTCCTGATAGCATCATTTTGCTGATCTGACTGTTTAGTCTTAATGCCGCGCAGTTGCTTGAAGGTGGACAACAATTCATTTGCCGAGTCATAGTCAAATTCTGCATCTGCCTTTGCGTATAGTCCCAATCGCACAGGTGAGGATTTCACCCAGTTATGGAACTCCGTATCACTGACTACTTGAGAGTAATCAGGATGCTCTGCATTTAGCTTCTGCTGAATCTGCATCCGTTTGAAGTCGAGGCCAGCTTGTCTAGCCGCAAGTACATCAGGATGTCTATCAATCGTTGCTTGAACTGCCTTTTGAGGATTCTCAAAAAAATCAACTTCAGGCTCTTCCTCTTTAATATGTTGCGGATTCCCACTAAGGTTTTGCTTAATTAACTCGTCAGCTAACTTACGAACTTCGCCGACCTCTTGGGCCTGCTTACCGATAAGCCTTTCGGCCTCCTGGTGCATTCGTACAACTTCCTCCAAACTTTTGGCCCTGTATTTCTCAGGAAGTTCGTTTTTAGTTTCTTCTATTTCGAGTTCGCCTAGCGGCTCTGTGGGTTCATCAATCAACATATCGGTTTCCTGCCAAAATGGTTGTAGGATAATTCAACTCGGCATAATGCTTATGAGTTGGCTTTTTGCTCCGCTTTTAACTTTTCAGTGTGCCGGTGTTCAAACCGTCCATAAGCGGACGGAAAGTTACCAGACCAACCTTCAAGGTTAAATGACGGGGCACTTATTACACGGTGAGCAAGCCCACCGCATTCACACCTAAAACTCTGCGACTCATAATCACAGAATCTTTCGGTCTTATGCCCGTTTTCACAGGCAAATTCATACATTCTTTTCATTCAAATCCTCGTATGCTCGTTCGCTGACCTGTTTTAAGGTTATCAGCCAAGTTAGGATGGAAATCTCGCCTTTGCGGAATTGTAGACTTTTTTCGTCCGCAATAGTAGAGACATTGTTCAGCGCATCAAACATTTTGTTTGCATCGTCCATCAGGTCAATCCAGCCAGGTGTGGAGAACAGATCAAACCTATCCTCGTAGTATCTTTGCAACTCAGGAGCCATGTTATTTACCCATTAATATAGTAGACCACCAAAAAATCAAACCAAGTAAAAGTATTATTAATGCCCCAGCCATTAGCCAAGTTAATAAATCTTCAACTTCTTCCTTGTGCTTTTCTGCGTGTTTTCTTGCTAATATCTCATCAACTTTACGCTTTTGGATAATATTGTTACGCTCCACCAGCAATTGCTGCCATAAATCAGCGTTACCAGACATAACAAAGTAATTATTCAACTCTCTCTCTGCATCCGCAAGCTGCTTGGCCTGGATCACTATCTCAAACGCCTGCGCCGTATCTGATTGCGCAAAATTAGATTTAGGCTTGGATGCTGCACTTTGTACCGCATCTTTGGCCTCAAAGAACTTCATCAGGTCACCAGATACGGCCTGGATGTCCTTACCAAGGGCTATGGCTGCCTTAACCCCCTTTATCGCGGCCTGGGCTGCGGCAAACGCTGTGATGGGGTCTATCATTGTTCAACCTTTTTCCACTCCAGACAATAAACCCTACGCTCAAATACGTCCCCCGTCCATGCCCACCTAACGCAAACAAACTTTGCGGGAACAGCAATCAAAACAATAGCAATAACCCATTTCAACTTTTACCTATCCAGTGGCTCACATATCCGATAACGCTACCTATAGCAGAAACCATGACCATGCCCATCCAGAAACCGCCTTTGGATTTATTTGCCATCTCAACTAATTTTTCGATGTTTGCTTCTAACTTGTCTATCTTGATAGACATCTCATCAAACCGGCGCTCGTAATCTTGCACCTTTTGGTATAAAGCCCCGTATTTAACTGGATCAAGTTCAATCATATTTACACCGTAAAAATTAAAAGAATTGTAGAAACCCACCAGCACTGTTTGCAGAGCCAAACTTCCAACCCGTGTTGTTTCCTGCGTTGACGTTTGCGTTTGAGGTAAAAGCATTAAAAGTTGCGCCGCCAGTAGCTGCGCTGTCCTTGATCGTCAAGTAACTAGCGCTGACAGTCCCGCTTGCTTGGCTAAGAGTGGCTTGTGATCCATTAGTCGTGGCTTGCAAAAACTTTTGATTTGTGCCAACAGTTGTGAAAGAACCAACGGTGTTGGTTGTGCCTGACTTTAGTTGCACCGTACCGTTGGTTATTGTTAGAGTGCTTGTTACAGACAAAGCATCTTGACAAGCAAAAGTACCACCGATACCGTTAAAATTGACGTTTGAAGGGAAACTAAATCCGTTTGACGTAATTGTTTTTGTGCCAGATGTTGCACTAAAAGTAGCTGTGCCTGTACCCGTACCTTGTGTAGTCGTGCCGCCGTAATTCCAATTCCCAAAAACCGCAATTGAATTTTGAATGGAAACCGTACCAGTGAACCCTGTAAAGTTTACGTTTTTATATGCGCCACTTGTTGTAGAAAGCGAAATAATGTCTGACCCCGCAGTTACGTCTAGGCTGATAGCGTTAGCTTCACCAGCCGCACCTAAATTTATAGTGCGCGTACCAGCGCCTCCAGCAGTTGCCTGAATCAACGGGGCCGTTCCGGTAACCGTTAAACCAGTTGCAGTAGAGGTTGTAAAAATAGTTCCAGAAGTTCCATTTAAAACTATTTTGCTTGTACCAAATGCTAGTGTTCTAGTGTTACTGTTGTTAGAGGAAAACAAACCTGTAGTCAACGTGTAACCGTTTAAATTCAGTGTGCCGTTGGTCAGCGTAGTAGTGCGGGTAGCACCAGAAGTCAATGCGTCTTGAAGCTGCCAAGTACCGCCCACACCGTTAAAAGTTAAAGACTTGTCTATTACAACTGCATTAGTTGTAATTGTTTTAGTACCAGACGTAGCTGCAAATGTTGTTGTTGAGCCAGGCGTAACGGTCATTCCAGTACCTAACGTAAGACTTCCATACATAGTGTAAGCAGTAGCGTTATGCGAACCTGTAAAACCTGTAAAGTTTAAATCACGGACTGCTCCACCGCCTGTTATGGTACTAATTGCCGTACCAGAACCGGAAATAATATTAAATGAAATGCTATTGGCTTCAGTAACTGCGGTTGCATTAATTGTTCTTGTTGAAGTTGCAGCAGGATTATCAAGAATAATTAACGGCGTACCGCTAATCGACATAGTAGTAGCGCCAATAAACACGGCTCCTGTGCTATTTAGCGTAATCGTGTTTGTGCCAAAGGCAAGCGTACCCGTGAAGCCTGTGCAGGTCAGGGTTTGAATTGTTGGGCTGATGTCAAGCGTGACTGTACCAGAGCCAGAGGACGCATCAAACGCCGCTGTATCTGCTGTACTAGGAACAGACGCACCAGAAGCACCACCAGTCGTTGCAGACCAGTTGGTTGTGCTATTCCAATTACCTGTACCGCCTGTTACCCAGAATCGTGCAGCCATGATTACTCCTCAACAGGCTCGTCAACCACGGGTGGCGGGTTGGTGATGTAGTCGTACCACTTGTCGTACCTAGCCTGCTTCATTGCTTCAATCTCAGCTTCAGTCAGGCCGTGATCGTCAGCCAGATGCAAGGCATCCGAAAATCCATTGATGATGAAGTCTATTTTTATCATGTTAGAACCCAAATACTTTTGCAATCATCTGCCACTTTGATGTGGTGCTGTTGTAAATAAATCCAACATAATCGTGCAGGGTTGCTCCGCTAGATGAAATTGGCAAGGAAATATCTGTAGAGCCTTGGAAGATAGCGTTCCATGAGAAAGTCTGCACATTAGTGCTACGCAGGCGCAGAATGAATTTTTGACCATTGACTGGAGTTCCAGTAGGCGCGTTGATGGTCAAAGTACCTACGGCTTGCGTATTGGCTTGAGTAGCCACATCAGTGGTATCAGCATTGACCGTGATGGACGTTGCATCAGCAATGACCACCACGCGAGAGGTAATACTTCCAGTAAAGGATACGTTACCTGATGGGTCAATGGTTTGGCGAACCGTACCAGCGCCATCGCTCAATACTATGTAGTTGCTGCCAGTTGCAGAGATGGGAGCAGCGGAGCCTGAGTAACTGCCGATGACTACATTGTAGGAACCTGTAGTAATCCCAACGCCTGCGTTAAAGCCAACCCCGGTGTTATAGTTTCCCGTTGTAGCAAAAAGCGAAACACTTCCTATACTCGTGTTACCGTCTCCGGTTGAAGCTTGTAAAGCAGCTACGCCTACAGCAGTGTTGTTGCTTCCTGTAAGATTGTCACGTAAAGCTGTATTGCCAACTACCGTATTGTTAAAACCAACGGTATTAGCTGAAAGAGCAGTAAGGCCAACCACTGTATTATTACCTACCGCACCAGCACCCAATCCAACCGTCAGCCCTTGGACAAGAGCGCCTGCGGACAATGTCGCTAGACCTGTTGCGCCTATTGTCCCAATGCCAGACATATTTCCAGCATCGGTAAGGCTTACAGCACTATTTTTTATTAACTTTCCTGTTGTTCCATCAAAACGGGCTATTCTGGAACTTCCCGCAGATGCTGGCCCCGTAACATCGCCAACGCTTCCGCTACTGCCGCCGCCCCTTGTGACTGCAATGATTTTCTTTTCTAACTCAGGGGAGACAACTTCGCCAGCATTAATCTGCTGACCAGATGACAGGTTAATAATCAGACTGCCATCAAAGTCAATGTTTGCATTCGTAACTGATACACCGTCAGCACCATCTATCCCGTCCTTACCTGGTGGCCCTTGCAGTCCAGGCTTGCCGTTAAGCCCATCCTTACCGTTGCGCCCATCCTTTCCATCGCGTCCGTTTATCCCCGTAGCCCCATCACGCCCGTCCTTAATAGTAAGTACGCGCTTTTCAAGGACATTGCTTACGTTGTCAAACTTCTCAGTGATGTTGGTTTCAATTTTCTTGAACGCCTCAACCACCATCTGAACATTCTCAGCAGCCTTGCGCTGCTGCATCTGCTTTACTTCAGAAACAGAGTTGTTAACAGAACCAAAGATGTTGTCGGCAATGCCATCAACACTGGCATTCTTAAAAATTTTATCGATTGCCATAATTTAACTCCGTTGCTAGTTTTTCAAGGAACTGGTTTTCCATATCTACCACATTGCTTTTGGCGTTGTTCATCTGCAATTCTACAATCTTAGACTTGTTTTTGATGTCGGCTTCTTTTAACATCAACTCAGCAATCTTCACGCGCTTATCAAACTCGTTAGATTCATTACCAGCCGGTAGATTCTTGGTGCTAGATGCAATGATCTTAGCCTGCATTTCTTGCGGCATCAACTGAGTTTCTGTCATTAACTTAGCAGCCTCTGCCCGATTCTGCTCGGCCTGCGTAGTATTAACAGCAATCTGCGCTTGCGCCGACTGCATAGCCAATTGTTGCTGCATATCCTGCATCTGCTTGGCCTGTGGGTCTGGCTGGCTCATCTGATCCAGTGCCGCCATCAACTCGTACCTATTAGTTAGGCTCGAATTGTTCAAGATGCCT